TGATGTCTTTTAAAAGAAGCCATTCTAGAAATAGTATCTCTACTGATTTTCTCTCTTCTAGATAATTGACCAGCTCTAGTCCATCCAATACGAGTTCCGCAAGTACTACCATTTTTTTCTTTGTAGTCTACAGCTCTTTTTGCATTGTTTACCGCACCATCTGGATAATCGTTATAGCTTTCTAGTTTTACAGCACTACCTCTAAAAGCATCGTAGCAAATAGCTATAGCTTGAGATTTAGACTGCTCGAAAGGTGTGAGCATAGGCACACACCTCATCATAAAATCCTTTTGGCTTTCCGCTGGTTTACGTTTAGGAATCGGCATACTTATATCCAGTAAATTGATGACATCCTTGTCCTTCTACTTTAACCTCAAACTCTTTCCAGTCCTTGTTTTCCTCATACCAAAGTACATCGACTAAAAACCCTTGCTCTCTTAATCCTAGCTTTGCGTATAGGTTAGAAGTAGTTTGTCCTTTATCAATGTAATCCAAAGCCATCGTTTTATTAGGAAATACATATTTCCCAACTAGTGGACTTTTAAGCTTGCTTTTCTTTTTTGTCATTGCTTTCTTCTTTAGGAATAGATTCACTTAATATCTTTACGATTTCCTGTGCTTGCTGTAAATAAGCGATTGGTAATGAGCTAATAACTTGGTTTACTCTTTGAATTTGATCTTCTGTAATTTTCATAATAAATTTATTTTTATAGTTTATATACTATATGTAAGACAAATTTTAAAAGTGTGGTTATTTATTTAGCTGGTGCTGGTTCGCCAATCTGCATACTTAATGAAGTAGGGTTTATCTGACTTTCAATTTGTGCATCTAAACCAGCATATAATTCAGCTACCTGTTCCTCTCCTAAAGCTGCTTTTGTCCATCCTTCAACGATTGCTTCTGTTAAGTCTGCAAAAGGAATAAATGCGCCTTCTGGGGCTGGTACAACTTGACTACCATAAACTGAAGAACTGTAAAATTCCCCATCTGGTTTAGCCACATCGCTTAAACAATTTACTCTCCAATTTACGTTATAAACCACGTCTGAGTTTCCAGATTCTTCAACATATACTGTAACCGATTTACAATCCCAAGTTTTTAAATTTGCCATAATTTTAATTTTTATTTATTTGTTATTTATTTTTTTAATAATTCAATTTCTGCTTTTAATTCTTGTATTGCTTTTACTAATACAGGAACAATTTTACTGTAATCTACTGACTGCATTTCTTCAGCATCTTTATCTCCTGTTACTGCCTGTGGTAATACTTCCTCTAACTCATGAGCCATGACACCATAAGACCTAGATTCATCTACTTTCCATTTATAATCGTAAACAGGTATTTTAGAAACTAAATCTAAACCTTTAAAGTCTTGTAAATCTTCTTTTAATCTATAATCTGAAGAAGTGTTAAAAGCAGTAGCACTTGTAGTAACAGATATACTACCAACAGCTACTCCACTTCTTCTCATATCATAAGCTACCCCATCACTACTTGGTCTATTACTAGTATAGCAGCTACCATCTCTCGCAACATCTAATCTAGATCCCTGAGCATCATTCATTATAGATACTCCACCTTGATTAGCAGTTGAATTTTGAAATACATTTCCTGTGGTAGTATTAAATAATAAATTCCCAGCCGAAGTTATTCGCATTCTCTCCACATCACCTAACGAACCAGCTGCTTTTGTTTGAAAAGTTAAATCTACAGCGTGTGAACTTCTACCTACATTACCCCCAGTAGTTACAATAGATTTTATTGCACATGCACCATAGCCAGCATCATTTGCTTGTCCAAAAAATTGTATTGAACCTAAAGTTTGTCCAGTTCCAACATAATTAGCCACACCATTTATAAATCCTAAAGCTAATTGATTTGTAGTATTATTGTTTACATAAGGCACACCAGAGGTGTTAAATATACCTACAGCATTAACAACTCCTAATCCGCTACCATTACTAAATTGTGTTTGTACTGCATTTAAATTAGTAGTAGTTCCAACTAATAAAGCTCCAGCCGAAGTTAGTACCATTGTTTGATTAGTTGGTAAATCTGCTATACTACCAAAAGTACTACCAGTAAAAAATTTAATATTACCAGTTGCAGCGGTAATTAAATCAGTAGTGTTTCCATCAATAGCAATTATACCTCGCTCTGTTCCATCTTTATCATTTAAGCCAATACCTTTACTTCTTGCACCTGTTATGTTTCCTATTTGTAGAAATCTGGTAGCAGTCTGAACACCTACAGCCAAATTACCAGCCGTAGTTAGTCGCATTTTTTCAGAGCCATTACTACCAAATCTTAACTCGTTTCCAGTATCTGCAAAAAGTCCTAAATAACCACTTTCAGCAAGAAGAAAACCCTGTAAAGTGTTGTTAATATCCAAATCCAATCTTGCTACCCCAGATGAATTTATAGTAAATGCAGTTTGACCTGAATAAGTATTGGGAATTAAAGTACCCAGTCCCAAATTACCACTTGAATCAATTCGCATTCTTTCTGAAAGTGTTCCGCCTGTAGCAGTTTGAAATGCTAATTCTCCACCTAATGGACTTGCACTAGTAATATCTCCAATTATTTTAGCATATACATTTCCTTGTGCTTGATAAGAAAATCCTATTTCAGTATCTCCTGTAGAATTTATTTCTAAAGCATTTGAAGAATCAGTTCCTAAAACAACTTTACCCCCAGATGTTATTTGCATTCTCTCTGCGTCAGAAGTAAATAACTTTATAACTTTAGCTTCTTGATTATTTATTAAAAAATCTCCATCAGCATCAATACCCATAACAACACCATCTCCTGACGCTAGTCCTGTAGTTGCATTTGTAAAGTGTTGATAAACTGGAGTCAAAGCAGCAGTATTAGACAAACTTAATCTATATTGAGGAGTCTGAATACCAACACCTATATTTCCAATACCATCTAAAACTGCTCTGGTCTGACCGCTAGAAACTAAAGCTAAAGTATCTACAGAATGATTATATGCTAGTCCCCCTCTATATTGCTGATCTCCAGTTACACCATCTCCAAAATATAAAGCACCACTTGTATTATTTGCTGTAATAATACTTATTCCACCTTCTCCACTTGCTTGTTTAATAACTAAATTATCTGCTCCAGGATAATAATCTGTCGGACTTGAAGTACCCAGTCCCAAATTACCAGCATCAGTAATACGCATTCTTTCTTCAGCAGTAGCACCACCCGATATGGTAGTACCAAAAGCCATAAAAGCCGCAGATCCATCAGCCAAAAATCTAGGGTTACCATCTGTGTTCGTTATTCTAAGTCTATATAAACTTCCGTTAGAAAAACTAACTCTACTTTCGTTTAATACGTCTAAATTAGCACCAGGAGTGAGTAATCCTACTCCTACCTTTCCAACAAAAGATGAATCTGTATCGTCTATTAATAAAGAATTAGTTCCGCCAGAATTTTGAAGAACTAAACCAGAACTACCACCGCTTAAATGTACTTTGTTAGTAGAAGCTAATACAAGCTTCCCAGAGCCTACAGTTCCGCCAGTTACTGCTAGACCAAGTCCAGCGGTTAATATATCGTTTACTGTAGCTGTAGAGTCTACAACTAATGCGCCTGTCATTGTTCCACCAGCCAAAGGAAGATATGGACCTCCTGTAGTTGTTATAAAATCTGTTGGGGTAATTTGGACATTTTCTGCCCCATTATACCCTACAATATGACTTACGGAACTGGTGTTTGTTTTTAGTACAAATTCGCTAAATTTTTTATTTGCCATTATATTTTTTTTATTGTGTTTCTGTTATTAAAAATTCGTTGTTAGCTTCAGATAAAAGGAAATCTCCATTTTCTGCTATTATTTCAAAAAGTAGAGTAGGAGTACAATCTACAAAAGGCTTGTAAACACTTCCCCAGCCGATGTCATTACATGCACCGAATCCCCACCAAGTTTTATAATATTAGATTTCTTTTGTTTATATCTCATAATACCCATCCTCCAAAATCTGAGTTCGCTGTATCTGGGTAAGTATCATCTTCTGTATTAGCAGTATATTCAGGATAGGTGTTTTGATTATAGATCATAAAATCTATAAAGTTATTTGTATAGAATTGTGCTATATCTCTATACTTTTCTACTAAATAATCTACCTCATCTTTATCTACTGTTAATGCATTTTCACTCTGTCCTTTAAATACTCCTTTTGCACCGACTGTATAAGCGGCAAATGGCATGTAACAAACTAACGCCCAGTATATAGTCATGGGTTTAACGTATGTTTCAAGTAATGTTTTATAAGCTTCATTAGCTGGTTGGTCTATAGTACCAGCAAGTATTAATTCTTGCAGCTTTTCTAAAAGCTTAGTTCCTAAATAGTTTTGTACTTCTGTATCTTGTGCGATTTCTACCATGTATATAAATCGGTCAGGATCGACATTACCAGAAAGCACAGAGTACCTTTTAATATCTTGAGTTGTTATAAATAATGCTTTAGCCATGTCTTATATTATATTGGGTATGCACCTCTATTAGGCATATTCTCTGGCGCAGTTCCAGCTTGTTTTGATCCTACAGG